CCGCTGTGAACGGCGCCCCACGGGAAGCGGGACCATCCCGCTTCCGAGAGTAACAACAAAACGAAGGGACCAGCCCCAAGTGACATCCGACGAAATCCAGCACCTGACCTATGACGAGGCCGTAGCGCTGCTGCCCGACGGCGACAGCATCCACACCTTCCTGGACAGCGGCATCGCCCTCATCGGCGCCGACTGGGACCGCGCGAAGATCTTGGCACTGCTCCGCGAATCCGATCCCGGGATCGAGGTCACCGGCCCGGCCGCCCAGCGCATGGGCCACGGGCTGCCCGCGCCGGCCCCGCCCGGCCAGGACACCCAGCCGCTCGCCCTCCTCCGCGCCCAGCCCCGCTACAGCCCCCCGGCCCCGGACATGTTCCCCGCCCTGCCCGGCGATGCCCCGGCAGGGCCCGCGGACCGCTACGGCCGGCCGCCGCGCACCCCCCGCCCGGCAGACGCCGCCATGTACACCCGCACCGAAGACGGGCCCGGCCTGGAATGCGGGCTGTGCCGGTGGCGGCGCCACGCCGACCCCGCCGCGCAGGACGCGCCGTACATATTCGACGCCCTCCGCGAATCCGCCCGCGCCGCCGGGTGGCGGCCTGACGCGGTCGGCCGGTGGATCTGCCCCAAGTGCCAGCATTCCCCGCTGTACTGGCCCCTGCGGGCCCCCCGGCACAGCGCGCCCCGCGTGCGGCAGGCCAAGACGGACGGCTGGCACGTCCCCCCCGCCGTCGAGTTCGAGTTCGAGATCGTCGCCGAGCAGGCCGCCCTGGAACGCCTCCGCGCCTCCCGGGCCCGCACCGCCGTGATCAGCCGCGGCGACGGCCGGTTCCTCACCGCCCGGATCGTGACGGGCGGTCCTGCGGGCGAGGACTACCAGGGCCGGCGCCGGGCGGTAACGCGATGACCGGCCTGGAGTTCGCCCTCGCCGCGCTCGCCGGGGTCCTGCTCGGCCGGTTCCTGCCGAACCGCCGCAAGGGACCGGAGCCGCCCGAGCCCTTCTGCGGCTGCGGCCACCACCACAGCTACCACGACCCGGAGACCGGCGCATGCAACGCGGGAGTCCAGGTGCCGTCCCGGTACGACGACGACGGCATCGTTACCGCCCGCAGGTACGTCCCCAGGCGGGCATGATGAACGGGCCGGAGCACTGGCGCGAAGCGGACCTGATCCTCACCGGCGACGCCGACCCCTGCTCGTACGGCTGCCCGCACGCCGGCTGCCCGCACGAGATGAGCATGCTCATCCGCGCCATCGGGCACGGCCTGCTCGCGCTCACCGCCGCCACCACGAGCGGCCTGACCCTGGCGGCCCGGCACGAGTGGCTGAAGGCGACCGGCCCGGAGTACGCCGCGGAGCAGGCCACCGAAGGTGATCCGATCGCGGCCGGGCGAGATGCAGCCGCGCAGGATGTATGGGCAGCGAGAGTGATCCCGTGAGCTGGTCCGAGCTGATGCCGGGCGGGCCCGGCACGCCGCCCGCCGGCCCGGGCCGGGACCCGGACGGTGCCCGCGGGGCCGCGCTCCTGATCAAGACCGGCACCGAGGCCGAATGGCTGGCCGCCCGCCGCAACGGCGTCACAGCCAGTGAGATCGCCGTCGTGATGGGGCTGTCGCCATACGACTCGCCGTTCGCCCTGTACCACCGCAAGCGCGGCGACCTGCCGGAGGTGGAGGACACCGACGTCATGGAACGCGGCCGGGTCCTGGAGCCCTACATCGCGGACCGGTTCGCGAAGCTCCGGCCGGAGTTCGCGCTCCTCGGCAGCGGCCGGGAGCTGTATGCCCACCCGGACCGGCCATGGCAGCTTGCCACCCCGGACCGGCTCGCCTGCGAGCACCTTGGCCCTTGCTGTCGCAACGGGACCGCATACGGCGACCTGCTGGCCGTGCTGGAGGCCAAGACCGACGCGGGCGGCGACGATGACTGGGGCGATGAGGGCACGGACCAGATCCCCGTGCACTACCGGTGCCAGGTCCTGTGGCAGATGGACGTCCTCGGCGTCACCGCCGCCTACGTCGCCTGCCTGGCCATGCGGTCCTGGAAGCTCCGCGTCTACGAGCTAGCCATGGACGCCGCGGCGGAAGCCGACCTCAAGATCATGCGGGACACAGCCGGATGCTTCCTCGATGACATCAGGGACGGCCGCGCACCCGACGTCAACTGGAGGCCGCAGACCACCTCCGCCCTGAAATACCTCAACCCCAAGGTCGAGCAGGTCGACGTCACCATCGGCCGCCAGCTCGCCATCTCCTACCGCGCCGCCGTCCGCCGCGCCGCGCAGGCCGAGCGCCGCAAGGAGCTGATGACCAACCGCATGCTCGCCGCCGTCGGCACCGGCCGCCGCGCCATCGAGACGGGCACCGGTGAGGTCGTCGCCACGCGCAGCGTCTACCCGGCCCGGCGCATCAGCACCGCCGCCCTCCGCGAGGGCTACCCCGACGCCGCAGCCGCGTGCACGGTCACGAAGGACGTCACCAAGCTGCTCCCCGCCAAGCCCGAGAAGGACACCGCATCATGACCCAGACCGTTTCCGGGGCCGTCGCCACCCGCGACCGCAGCGACCAGCTCGTCACCTGGATCCGCCGGCAGCAGGACGATATCGCCATGGCCGCCGCCAGCCACGTCAAGCCGTCCGCCGTCATCCGCGTCACCCAGGGCGCGCTCCGCCGCGACACCAAGCTCCTCGCCGCCGCCATCGCAAACCCCCAGTCGCTGCTGTACGCCCTGCTCGACTGCGCCCGGCTCGGCCACGAGCCCGACACCGACGACTACTACCTCGTCCCGTTCGGGCAGGAAGTCACCGGCATCGAGGGCTACAAGGGCATCATCGAGCGGATGTTCCGCGCCGGCGGCGTCACCTCCGTCGTCGCCCAGGTCGTCCGCAAGACCGACCGGTACGCCCCGCGCGGGGAGAATACCCCGCCGCTGCACGAGTACGACGACTTCGCCTCCGCTGACGATCGCGGGCCGATGCGCGGCGCCTACGCCTACGCCATCTTCACCAGCGGCCGCTGCTCCCAGGTCATCCGCATGGGCCGCGCCGAGATCATGGAGCACAAGGCCGCCTCCCGCGGATCGGACCGGGCCGATTCCCCGTGGCAGAAGTGGGAGCCGGCCATGTGGAAGAAGACCGTGCTGCGCGGCCTGGAGCCGTACGTCCCGACGTCGAACGAGTTCCGTGCCCTGAGCGGCGCGGCCCCCGCTGCGGCAGACAGGGCTACGGACTTCACGTACCTGCCGCCGCCCCCGGCCAGCGTGGCCGACAGCGAGATCGTCGACGCCGAGATCGTCGACGACCCGCCCCCCTCGAACGGGAGGGCAGAGCAGAAGCCGCCGAACTCTTCCCCGCGGACAGCGCGGCGCAAGACGGCAGCGGCGGGAGATGACACCCGCAGCCGGTCCCGGAGCGCGGACGGCGCGCAGGACGGGGCAGCCGGCGACAGCACGGCGCAGGACGCTACCCCCAGGGCTGCCGGGGCTGCGCCGTCTCGGGGTGCGCAGCCGCTCCCGCCGCAGCCTGAAGACGAGCCGCAGGTGGCCCTCGCTACCAGCGGGCAGCTCGGCATGCTCGGGCAGCGGCTCGGCAAGCTCGGCGTCGACGACGAGAACCGCCTGTCCACCCTGGAGAAACTCGCCGGCCGCGACCTCGCCGCCCCCGCTGACCTCACCCGGGACGAGGCCGCGCGCATCAGGGGACTGCTCGACCGGTGCAGGGAAGACCGGGGCGCCCTCGTCGAGCTGCTCGCCACCGGCCAGCTGCCCGAGGCGGAGCAGGCGGGCGAGGACGGTGGCTGAGGATTTCGCTGAGGCGGAGGAGGCCGTGATGGCCAGGATCGCCGAGCTCGAGGCCCTCGCCCGGGACATGCTCAGCCGGTTTGTCAGGACCAGCGACGGGCACCGCGCCCGCGTCGGCGGGGTCCAGATCGCGAAGTGGAACGAGCAGCTGGGGGATGACGATGGGTGAATCGCACACCAGGGGGACGCTGTCGTGGCGGCCCGTCACGCCGGAGGAGGGCGGCGGCGGGCAGTCCGCCATGGCCAGGGCCAGCGACGCCCGGCCGTTCAAGCCGTACGCGTACGGCGGCGGCGAGAAAGAACCGGCCGCCGTCACCGCGGCCCGCGAACGGCACCGGCAGCTGAGCGACGAGATCGAGCGCGACCAGAAGGCAGCCCTCCAGCGGCTCGCCGGCCAGCGGCTACGCGAGCGCGCCGCGGAGGCCATGCCGGACCCCGCGCCCGGCTACGAGTGGTACCGGGAGCTGGCCGACGAGGACGCCGTGCCCCCGGGTACCCCGGGCGGTGCGCCGTGACCGCCGCCGCCTACGCCGTCGTGATCCTCATCCTGGCCGGCTGCTGGGCCTGGATCATCAGCGTCCTGGCCGGGCACGAGCAGCCCGTCCGCAGCGCCGTCGTGCGGGCGCGGTGGGCGTGGGCCTGCCGCAAGCCGCCCGCCCGCACCGAAGGCAAGCTGAACCGCGCCGACTATCTCACGTTCGTCGGCCTCGTCGAGACCTGGCGGCAGTCAGACGCACCGGAGAGGACCCCGACGTGAGCCACGACGCTGATTTCTGCCGGGCGGTCAGCCAGAAGGGCCGGCCGGTCACCACGTACCTCCGCGGGCAGGTCCTGCTCGCCATCCCGCGGCGCGACGGCACCTTCATCTGCACGCAGGACCCCGGCCATGCGGGAAGCCACGCGGCATGCGACGGCCAGGGGCACATCCTGGCCCGCTGGCCGCGGAACCCCGTCGAACGCTACTGGCAGCCTGGCGACTGCGACGGCCATGACCACGGACCCGGCCAGGAAGCACGCACGTGACCGGCCAGCCTCCCGAAGACTCCCGCCCCGGCTGTACTCCCGCGACCCCATCGCTCCCGCAGCCGGGGCGGGTCACCCGTCCGGCCGGGGCCAGGGCTGAGAGCAGCGCTGCCCCGGCCGGGTACCACGGTGACGAGAAGGGTTAACGATGACCGACTTTGACCTGAAGGCGCTAGCGCGCGAGGTGATCGACCAGGACACCTCAGAGGACCTGACGCAGATCACCAAGGAGGTCCGCCGCCGCATCCCGGCCAGGGCGGCGGGCGAGGCGCTGGATCAGGCGCTGGCACCGTTCGTGCACGACATGATCCGCAAGCCGTGGCGTCCCGCGCCGCCCGCGCCGTCGGCGAAGGTGACGGCCATCCGGGAGGCGTGGCGGCGGAAGCTCGACGAGATCCGCTACACCGTCGACGGCGACAGCGTCCGCCGCCTGGGTGACATGACCCACGCTGACGTGATTTTCGTGGCCGAGGGCCTTGAGGTGCAGGCCCGGCAGAACCAGGCGCGCGCGGCATGGATGCGATCCTGGGCGTCGGCGATGGCCGAGCATGGCGCGGCCCGCGTCCGCGACCTGCCGGATGACGTCCAGTGCGGCATGTTCACCAGGACGGCAGCATGACCACCACAGACCCCCGGACAGCCAGTGTCGGCGCGGCACCCATACAAGACCCGCTGTCCGGGCCAGGCACCCTCAATGGCCACCCGGCTGACGACGCCCAGACCAGCCTCGCCGTTGAGGGCCAGGATTCCCCGCAGGCCAACTCCTTGGCGGTGCCCAAGCACCAACCGCCTGCGGGGAACACAGACCCCCGGACAGCCAAAGTCCTTGCGGCACCCACGGATGCGGCGCTGTCCGGGCCAG